GATGGCTTCAAAATACTGGGATTCGAGAGGGCAATGCTCACAGCAGCCGGGGGGCAAACCATGTTCACATAAAGATAAGACTTCATTATCACGCTGAGCTTGAACGAATTGTTTTTGCTCTGAAAAATGGGCGCGGGAATCGTCTCTCAAGAATAAGATCAATTGTTTGATGCCAACGTTCATCATAGGCTGCCCCTTGTAGACAATAGGGACAAAAGTAGTAGACTTAGTTGAAATGGCACCGGGTTTGGTGACGGCGGTTTGCACGTCGAATTCGGCGAAATCCGGGTAGGGATCACTACCAAACGCTTCGCGAATAGCCTTAGAATCGATCATCTCTGTGCCAGGTTGGCAAAATTCTTTCTTTACTCTCTGGGTGATCGTAATTTGGAATCTGCGCTGAATGGCAAGAGGCTCCTCGGAATAATGTTTGGCGTTCAAATGCTTCACATTAGTGGTGGCAAGCACAATCTTGGGTTCGATCATGACGTTACCTTTCATTTCGACATTCGCGTTGAGCGCTGCCTGAGGAGTGTTATTAATGAATTGAATGACTTTCATCAATGGATTCTCGTTGGAGGTTTCTGGATTGGCGTTGCACAAATCATCAAAAATGACACCACTATGGAAGGAGCGGTATTCTGATTGAAATTTGTCAAACTCATTCAACACAATGACAGAACGGGGAGAACTATCAAAGCCGTTAGCTTCCAAGACATAACGGATAAATCCACTTGACATGGCGGATTTTCCTACTGCAGAGCCTCCATAAAGTAAAATGCCATAAGGCTTCTCACGAATGAAATCTCTTTGAGCAAGAGTCCTAGATGCCTGAATTGATCTCAATTCTTTCAAATTACGAGTATACATGGTCTTTTCGAAAGATTCTGAAGTGCCAATAAGTTCGAGAGTTTGAGTGATCATTTCGTATAGAATGCGGTCATACTCATGAGTGTCCATATCTAAGCCGCGACCGACATCAACTAATACTTTCTTTGAGAGAAGCATAGTATATCTGTCTTGGTATTTGACTTTGTGGGCGTCATTGTAAAATGCTGCAAAACCTAAGGTGGGAAAATCGGTCAAGGATGCTAAAATCAATTTAAGAACGGCTGCGCACTCGGACAATAGTTCGAAAACTGCAACGTCGTGGTTCAGGGTCTTGGATTTGAAAAAAGTAACATCGAAAATCTTCCAGTCAAAGGTTTTAATCCAACCTAATGTGACAAGCATGTTCAACACACGAGTGGAACGAGTGTAAAGTTCGCATTTGGTAATGAGATGCAAAACATGAACACAATTCTCAAAATTAAGAGATGAAAAGTCAATGGCGTACTCGGCAAAGAGCGCCTTACAACTATTCCAAAATGATAAGAAAAGGGCGGATAAATCTAATGATTTGGTGGAAAATACGCGGAAGGAAGCCCACGCATCTGGTTTGATATCTATTTTCTTCCCGAAAAAGTAGGGCATTATGTGATTAGTATAATATTGGGAAAATGGTAGATTGGGAAACTCAGTACTTGTGGTAAAAATACTAGGTCTAGGGTGTTTGGTCATACCGGCTTGGGAATCCAATATGAGTTTAGCGGAGTTAGAGGCTCGCTTAGCCTTAGCAATAGCCTTCTGCTTTTGTTTAGCAGCGGTATTGGATTGAATTTTGTCATTAGCTTTTTGTTTATTAGCTTGTTTGACGGTCCATTTACTTTTTGAATACTCATTCTGAGCTTGCGGGTCAAGCAATTGAGTGTAAGTACAAAGGACGGTAATTACTAAAATCGCAATAAGGAAAAATGCGACTAGGAAATTAAGTGAAACCTGTTTCGTGTAGTGAACGTTCATTGATTCTGAGATTGCCAATGAAAGCATGGTAAATTGAGACGACTGGAAAGCCGAATATAGACCAGAAATGGATTTAACGCTAATATCCAAAGCGGTGCTGAAACTAAAAGAATCAGACTTCATTTCGGGCTTTGCAGCCACACGATGAGCACTTTCGGGTGCACACCGTTCTGCGTTCAAAGAACACATGGGAAAAACGGAATTTTATTATTTAAGGCATATATAGGGGTCCGTTACAACCATTAACCTGGGAATGCCACAATATAGAGATTGTGGTCTTTTACAGAAATTACTGTTTATAACTAACTAAGCGATTAAGCAACTTTAATAGTAGTGATTTGCTTCATGTACTGCTGCCGTACTGGCAGTGGTTAACGTAAAAGGCATGAACCTATTACAAGATCTGGATTGAAAGATCGAAAAGGGGTTTACAATTAGGATGTAGATCCCGCCACATGGACGATTGTTGCATAGCAGTGCAACTTTTGTTGAGGGGTGAATAAAGTCCCAAAACGGGGTGAAAAACATTAATATTAATGACATACGGTTTTAGAAAACGTACGAAACGTGAAGTATTAGCGTATAAAAGGG